GTCATTGATTACCCCGGTGTCGTCGTCCTTTGTCTTCAGCGGAATTGCAAAGATGTCCTGGTTTGCCTCTGCCGCCGCCGGGTCGAACGTCAGGCAATTCCACCCGGATGCCGGCATGGCGATGTCCCACCCCAGCGGAATAGCGGTCTTCATCTCGCTCCCAGGGAAGTTCACTGACTGGATGTTCTCCATGTAGCCGAACTCGTAAGTAGCCTCCCACCCGCGAAACACGCCGTTGCCCCAGGGCTTCACTTGATTCTGCACATTCAAGCCGCGCAGCATCACAGTGTGCGGTTTCATCTTCAGCGAGCCGAGGGTGATCTCCTCGGAGTTGATCGAGCCGACGTACATGGCATGTTGCGTCGGGTCGAACAGGCCAAACTGAGTAATGCTGATCGTCACCATTGCCCTCATCGTGGTGACGTCGTCGTAGATTTCGCCAAGCCGGTTCGCGACGGCAGAAAAGCCGCCCCAGGCGAAAACGCCCGTCCTAGGATTCCACAGTCGCACCGGCATCTCAATCAGCGACGAACTGATCGACCAGTTCGCAGGCTGGATATCTGGCTGCGTCGGCTGCGGCGACTGCCCGCCGCCGCCCTCAGACGACGGGAACGGCTCATATTCAAAGGTCGCTTCCACGACCATGCGGCTGTCGCCCTCGTACTGGGCCGAGAACGAGAGGCAGAACAGGCCAGGGCTATCCGGGTGCGGGTCGCCGATGAAAACGCCGCAAAGCGGCTGGATCGGCGGCACCTCGCCGGGCTGCTCGAGCAGAATGCGAAACTTCCGCGTAGCGCGGTCGGCCACCTGCCCTTCGCGGAAGCTCCGCGAGAACGACTGGCCCTGCTTGAGTTCGCTGACTCCTCGTGCCATCAGATCATCCCTCTGTGATGTCTACGCGGAGCCGGCCGCCGGCGACGCCCTGAGCCTGGTAGCTCACGCCGCTCGTCAGCCTCAGAATCGCCGGCTCGCCGGCTCGCAGAGTGCAGAAGCCGACGAACGAGCCACCGGAGTTCACGCCGATCGCTGCGGTGTGCAGCGTTGCGGTTGAGAGGTTCTGGAGGTACGCCAGGCCGACGCCCGACAGGTTCGCTGTCGAGATGCTGACCGCATTCGTCGAAAGGGTCAGGGTCTGGGATAGCAGGCCAGCCTGAGCCATATCCGCCGTGACGCCAGAGGCGTTGACGCTGTTGTTCAGGAAACCCTTCGCCACGCGAAGGGAGATTGTGTAGTTGATGTCTGACATATGGGGCTCTCCGGTTAGTTTGCTACGGCGGCCGGGTCTGTCTTTTCGACCAGTTCGCGGAGCAGTCGCGTTTGCTCTTGCAGTTCAATCAGGTTCACGTCCCTCGCCGCGTCGTCGCCGCGAATGAGTCTGTTGAGTTCGCGAGCGCCTTCTGAGGTGCTGATGTCGCTGGCAGTCAGGGCTGCGCGACTGGGGCCAGCGGCGACCGCGTTTCTGACGGAGTCGAAGAGCGAGAAGATGGCTGGGGCGATCGATCGCTGGGACTCCTGAATCAGCCTCTGCTGGGCCTGCCTCTGCCCATCAAAGTCAACGAGGCCGGTCGTCTCCTCGGCCTGGCGGCCGAAGAACTGGCGGATGTCTTCAAGTCCTCGATTGAGGTCTTCTGCTGCCCGCTCGCCAGGAGTCATCGAAAGTTGCCTGCCCCGCTCGGCTGCGGATGCCTGCTCTGCCTCGCGAGTGGACTCGTCTCGAGCACGCCGCACGTCCGCGTCCAACTCAACGGCCTGCTGCTCAAGTGCCGCCCGCTCGCGGACAAGCTCTTCGCGGCGGCCGGGGGCGAGGACTCCGACGGAGCCTAGCTGGGCGTCGATCTCGGCGATGCGAGCCAGCGCCCGCTCTGTCTCTGTGGCGGCGTCGTTGACAATGGCTTCGTAGGCGTCGATGGCTTCTCGAACCCCATCCCAAAAGCCCTGTAGCGGAATCTCAAGCTCTTCCGCAGCCTGCTTCATAAGTGAACCCGTCTCTTCAAGGAAGCTGGCTAGCTCGTCGTTTCCGCCTCGTCTGGCCTCCTCCGCAGCACCTCCAAACGTGCGAAGGTTGATTCCGGCCGCTGCGGCACGCCTCGCCGCCTCTCTGCTGCGTCTCCGTGCTTCCGTCGCCAACTCGCTGCGCCGCCGCACCTCCTGCGTCTCGCGAACCCGCTGCCCGAACCGCTCCCTTGCCGCTGCGACCTCCTGCTCAACGCCGCTCGCCAACTCCTGCTGCCGTCGCAGGTCTGCGTCTGCCTGCTCCCTGGCCTGGCGTGTGGCCGGCGTGCTGCGGCCGAGGTCTTGCCGGCGTGTCTCGTCGGCCCGCTGCTGGGCCTGCTGGAGGTTTGACTGGGCTTCCTGGCTGGCGCGATTCAGGGCTTCGGCGAAGCGGTCGAGGGCCTGGCGGGCGATGTCGATGGCTCTTGATTGTTCAATTGTTGCCTCGGCGTTAGCCCTTGCGGCATCCAACTGTGCCTTTGCGGCATTTACCTCGTCGTCTCGCCTGGTTACGTCAGCGGGTGACTGCGAGCTAGCGGCAAAATCCTGCTGCGCTTTTGCGATTCTCCTTTGGGAGGCGTCAACTTGCTCCGCGACCGTATCAAGCGCGATTTGAAGCGTCGTGGCTGCTGGCACGCCTGCTTCGATCGCGGCGGCCACGCGAGCCTGCGCGTCGCGAATATCCTCTGCGGCACGATTGCTCGCCTCGAGAATTTTGATTACAAGCTCGTCGCCGGACCTGCGGACAGCGTTTCTTTCGATGGAGTCAATAAGCTGCTCAAGCTGCGCCACAAGTCTCTCGTCGCCACGAACGCCAGGCGACTGCTGCAAGCCGCGAAGTGCGTTTATTTGGGCGGTCGGATCGTCAATGCCGGCAAGCAACGCCCTCTCTCTTTCGCGGATTTCCTCAAATCTCTGAAGCTCGGCATTAAATGCTGCCTGGAAAGCCGCTGCTGCGTCGGTTCCATCCCCCGTGGCGGCGGCGGCCCTCTGCGCCCGGAATCCGGCTTCTCGGGCTGATTCGAGGGCTCTCTCGCGGAAAACACTTTCCGCGCTGTCGCGGACATTTTGGGGCGTCAGTTCCGGGCGATTTCTGACTCTGTTTTCTTCATCGGCCAGTCGAGCCCTCGCGGCGGCTAGCTGCCTCTGCGCGTCAACGGCTGCGTCCCTTGTGAATGCTTCTTGGAGGCGACGTTCAGCCACGCTCACGTCGGCCCGCGCTCGCAGAACGCCTTCGTCAAGAGAGAATGATCGCTGGTCGCGAAGCTCTTCCTGCTTGGCGCGAATCTGCTCTAGTTCGCGGCGGAAATCCCGTGCTTCCTGTGCGGGCGCAGAGAAAGCCTTCCTGGCGATGCTATCTCCCAGCGACGAGAACGCTTGGGCTAGCTCCTCCACTAACGACTTTTGCCTAGCAAGGGCGTCGTTCAGCGACTTAACCTGAATCTCTGTCGTGCGGCCAGCGTTCGCCCAGTTTATAAGCGCGACAGTAAGCTGAGCGCCGATTGAAACAGCAACGCCGGCAATCAGCCCCTCTGTCCCGCCGAGAACAAACCCAAGCTGAGAGATGTTATTTCCGGCCGCTCGAAGTCTTTGGTCAAGGCCGCCGGTCACGCTGAAGAAGTCGTCAACAGCAAAGACTGCCTGCTGGACGCCCAAGCCTATGTTGCCGAACGCGCCTCGGCCGATATCGCCGACTCGCTGAAGCCTTCTCCCAAGCCCCGCAGCGCCGATGCCGGCAGCGGCGGCTGTCGCCCGGACTGCCTCCTCCCTTAGCCTCTGAATCTCGCGTCGCGTCTGCGCCGTCTCAAGCGTCCCCCGCTCCATCGCATTCGCAATGGCGTTGCGGAGGTTGTTAAACGCCGCAACGGCGGGGCCGCGGGCGGCCTGCGATGTTCCGGCAAGGGTCTGCTGGAGCAACTGAAGCTGGGCGTTGTAGCCCTGGAGGGCTTGCTGATTCAGCCCCTCCTCGATGCCTCGGAGGCCGGCGCCGCCGAATGACTGGCGGAAGTTGAGGGCCGCCTGGGCACGGCGAGCAGAAGCCTCGAGCCGATCAACGCGACGGGCCGCGTTCTCGATCGCTTCCGCGGTGGCATTCGGGGCATTCTGGAGCCTAACAAGCTGAACGAGGGCTCTCTGAAGCTCAGGTATGAACCTCGTCCGCACCGAATTCGGCAACGTCTCAAGTTGCTGCCGTACATTGCCAACGCGAGAGGCCAATGCGTCGATGTCTCGCCGTGCTTGCGGCCCGAAGCGGTCGTTGGAGTCAAGGTTTGGTGAGCCGGTGAGGCCGGTGACTCGCTCGAGGCCACGCTGCTGGAGCAGGCCGCCCAGGTCGGTTCTGCGGCCTTCGGCAGAAAGCAAGTCAGACTCACGCTGATCTACCTGAAGCAGGCTGTTTGCGACAGCAAGCCTAGCCTGCTGGCTTGCCCTTAATGAGTCTTCTTGCAGCCGAAGGTCAGCAATGGCCCTCGCTCGCTCTTGGATCGACCTGCCAGAAGCATCCGTAGCAGTCGCTGCACCTTGCAACGAAAGCAGGCCAGACTCACGCTGATCAACAACAAGAAGAGAACTTGCGGCCCTGGCTGCGGCCCTTGCCCGTGCAGCCCTTTGCGTTTCTATCTCTCTTGCAGTTCGCTCTCTGTTTATAAGAAGAGCGATCTCGTTGTCTGCCGCGCGTTGCGATGCAGATGCGGCCCTGGTCAGGTTCGCGATCTGCTGCTCGATCTGCTCGTTTAACCTTCTATAGGCTTCTACCTGTGCTTCAACCGCACGCTCTCTGTTGGAAGTTCTTCCGCCCGTGAGCCTTGCGTTCTCTAGGTTTGCCTGAAGTCTTGCGGCCTCTTCGGAAGCCTGCCTCTGCCTGGAAACTAAGTCCGCGATCCCTCCCGACTGTATTTGCGAAGGGCTTAACGCTGCCGCCCTTCGCTGAAGCTCAAGCGCCCGTGCGTTCTCTGCGACTAAACCCGGGTTCGTGAACCGCAACTCTCGGCCGCTAGCCAAAGACGCGGCCTGTTTCTGGGCTTCTGTGAGCCTGGCGACGGCCTGCGTGGTTCGCTCGACGCTGAGTCGAGTTCGCTCGTATGTTTGCTCGTTGGCTTGGCCTGTCCTGTTGATTGTCGCCTGGAGCTTTTCGACCTGCGACTGGGCCTTTACTAGTGCTGGAGTAAACCCTCCTGCGACGACGATCGAGAGCTTGTCGAACTCCGTTGCTGCTTGCTTCGCTGGATTGACTATCTCGCGGACAGACTGCGCGAGAAGCTGAACCCTAGAAACATCCTTCTCCTTGAGAATGTTCCCCTGCAAGCCAACCTGAAGTTGCCTCTGAAGCCTCTGTAGCGGCGTAAAAATGCCTTCAAGCGACCTCGTGGCCGACTTAGCAGCCGAGGCGACCGACCTATTCAGCTTCGCAGCAAAGTTCTCGACGTCTTTCGACGAGCCCTTGAGCTTCCTCGACAACTCCGACGTATTCGCCGTGACAACTGCCGAGATTTTGCCGATGTAGCCGTTTGCAGCCATCCCTGGCACCTATTTCTTCAGCTTCATTAGTTCGGCGATCATCTGATCAGCAGACTGACTCGCCTTCACTGCCGCCGGAATGAACACGCTCTCATCCGGTATGTCGTGCTTCTTGTAGTTCCCACTCGACGCCATCACGATCCGGCAAAGCCTGGCCGTCTGCTGCCATGTGTCAGGCAGAGGCCACCGCTGGTCGTAGGCGTACCACTCGCTCAACTCCTCACTGTCGATGTTGCTCAGTAACTGCCGAACCGTCATCCCTAGGGCAAGTGCTAGGCGGAAGTAGAACCGCCGCTCTGGCCTTCGGGCGAACCTTCCCCCAGGCTCTCAACCGCCTCGCTGGTGAAAGCATTGTGCTTCCAGCTCGACTCGAAGAGCCGATTGATCACCACGCTCGACTTCGTTCCAAGCTCGTTCACGTCCGCATCTGCGAACAGCCGGTCGCCCGACTCGTCGCAGAGAGCGAGCACAAGGAAGCGGCAGCGGAACTGCTTCATCTTTTTCTCGCTGTACGAATCCTCGAACGCATCCCGCTCAGTCCTCCGAAACCTTCACGTCCTTCGCAGCCAGAATTTTCGCTTTACTCAGTCCCATCAAAAGCTCCTCCTAACAGGTATGTATGGTGTCGTGTGATCGATGATGAATGTGATCCGCCCGCGAACGAAGTCGCCGACGGATATCTCAGTCGTGGCGCTCTCGATGATTGCGCCCGACTGAACGATGGTCCCGAAGAACAGGGGGCGGTCGGGCAGTGCGATGGTCAGAATCCCGTAAGCGCCAGCCATCCTGAGCGGAGGAGACGAGCCGCTCTCGCGGATGTAGTCCACCGTAACCTTGGCGGGGGACTTCATGTCGCCGGTGTCCACGAAGCGGCGAATGCCGATCGGGTCCGCAACCGAGGTCATATCGACGATCTCGGGTTCGGCTTCGTCCACCTGTATTGAGGTGTACGTCGCTTCGATGCCGGGGAACGTGAATGTCGCTCCCTGCGATGAGATTGGCATCTACGCCTCCAGTAGTGGAGGCGTCAGGCGAGCCGGAACGTCGCCGAGCCTCGAATGAAGTCGCCGACCGAACCGCCGATGGACGCACTGGAAACGGTCGCGTTGCCGGTGATGCTGATCGGGGCACTGATGGACAAACTCCCAGACAGGCCGGCTGTGAGGATGGTGGTTGAGATGTAGTCAACAGTCACCTCGCGGTCGCTGGCAAAGCCGCCAACGAAGATTCGGCGGGCGTTTGGTGACACTCCGAGGTGCGTGGCATCAACGAGTTCCTGGGTGTCCTGAACCTGCACGCTGGTAATCGTGAGGGTGCTGGACGCAAACGTGACGCTAAGTCCCTGTGCCGAAGTTGCCATGCTGCTGCGCCTCCTTGCGCGGTTGTGGCGGCGAGTAGGTTACGCCGCTGATTCAGTCCACCGAATCTGATACAGTTGCCGAGTCTCGTAGGCCGGAGGTAGCTGGGCACCAACGGCCGACGGGTCAAGGTAGTCGTCCGTTTCGGAAACTAGCCTCATATCATGAATTGTAACCCCCGCGAGACTGCCGGTGTAACCATCCAGGGCCAAACGAACCTCGTCGGCAACCACTCTGGCGCCGTCGTAGGTCATCGCCCAGGAGGCAATCTGGATGTTCACCTCGGGCCGAAAGAGCGGGCCAGACAGCGAACTCTCGCGGGAGATATTTGCCCGCCGGTAGACAATGAACGGGAACTCGGCACCCTTCGGCACCGCGACCGGGTAGACCTGAAATCCGACGTACATCGCCAGGGTCGGCCGGGTCGTCAGGCGGGTGTACACGACGGATTCTGGCGAGATCAGCATCAGGCGGCCCTCTGCACTTTCTCAATCTGCGTGCGGAGTGCAGCCATCAGCGAACTCAAGGCCGCTGGGCCAGCCTGCCCGATCGCCTTTTCCATCCAATGTCGGGCCGGCATCGCGCCGTATGTCTCGCCGGGGGCCAAGTGAAACGGCCTCGTGCCGCCCTTGCCGTCGGGCACGAACGCGCCGGGGCCGGTCTTCCGCTGGGCGACGTTGCTGCTGCCCATTAGGAAATAGAAACCCTTGCCCATCTTCTCAAACTGCGTGTTATCGAATGGACGCCCCTTGTTGGGCACCTTCGTGAACTTGCCGTTGATCGACTCGTGGACGTTCAGGTACGTCCGTCGGTTTTGCGTCGAGGGGCGGCGGCGGCCGGTGCCGAACTCGGCCAGCCACGCATGATTCCCAGCCCCTTTCTTCTCTATGTCCCACTCGTCGCTGTTGACGACGTGGACCGGCCCCACGACGGCGATGCCGACGCCTGGGTACTTCTTCTTGCCCTGCTCAACCCTAACGCTGCGGGCCAGGTTTCCGGTGACGCTGTTGACGTTTTGCTTGTACGCCTCTGCGATCGGCTTGGCTGCTGCCTTGGCTGCGTCGGTCAGTGGCTTCGTCGCATCGACCCCAAACCTCGTGGCGATGCGGAGTAGGTTTTGTGCAAGCTCTCGGGCGCCAGAGGTCTGCACCTTGACGAACGCATCGGCCCGCTGCGAGCCCGTGAGCCCACCCTCGGTGATTCGCTGCGTTGTTCCTGGGATTGGTACGCCCATCTCACGTCACCTCGCGTGCAAGAATCTCGAGCACCTGGCGGTCGTACCGCTCAGTCACGCTCGCTATCTCCATTGTGCGGCCCCGCCAGATCACGCGGTGGGTATGCAGGACGTCGGCGCGGTAGCGGATGCGAATCTTGTGGGTCGCCATGACGTTGGCCTGCTGGGCCTGAAAGATGTCGCGGCTCGACAAGCCGTCAACGCTGGCCCAGACGCTCGCGATCGTCGTATCCCACGACAGCGTCGTCTCGCCGGAGCGACTGCGGACCTCTCGCGAAGCCTGGATCGTCACTCGCTCGCTCATCTTGCCGATGTCGATCATGTGCCATGCAACACGACGGTGTAGGAGGCAGTGCCAGACGCCGAGGCCACTGTCAGGCCCGTCGGGGCAACAGGCAGGGCCGAGGCAGAAACCTGATTGCCGGTCGCCCAGATCGACGCCGACGACCCCGTCGCCGTCAGCACGGCGTCGGCCGAGGCCGTGAAGAACACGTCGGTGACGTCCGTCAGCGTCACGAGGTCGCCGGCCGCATCGCGGTAGCCGAGGTCGTTGAGCACGATCGACACGGCGGCGGTGCCGCAGGTGCCCGACACAGACGCCACCTTGCCCGTCGTGTACGCCCTGGCGTCGTCGAGAGATACGACCTTGATCGCCGAGTCGCCGTCAGTGTCGTGGAATACGACCCCGACGTTCACCCTGCCGGTAACGCTCATCGGTAGCTCCCCCAGCCGCCGGCGGCCAGCAGCGTCTCAAATGTGTGCGGGACGGGCAGAACCTGCGAGTAGCCGGTGACTACGGGCTGACGCATCTCAAACCAGTGGGCGACCAGCAGAAGGATCGCGTGCCTTAGAATCGACGGCACGCTGGCCCCCGTGGCGTCGTACCCGGCCGAATACCGCACCACCACGCTGTTCTCGTCGCCTCGCACCGCCGGCCAGACGCCTTCGTAGAGCGGGTAGATGCGGCCGGGGACGATATTGTGGTCGGTCTGGAACGCCCCCGTCGCGGACGTGATCGTCTGATTCTGACCAGCCTCGTCGCGGTAGATCACCGTCACCGTTCCGCTCGCCATCGGCGCTCGAGGCAGGATGATCTCCCACAAAGGGAACACGTCGTAGCGTGCCTCCCAGGTCTGCGAGATCATGCTGATGTCCAGCACTTCCTCGATGTACTCTCGCGCCGCAGTCACCAGGGCAGTGACGTAGCCGTCTTCGTTGTCGGTGTCAATTCGGCAGTGGAATTTTGCTTCTGCCAAGCTGACAGGCTCGACCGCAGGCGCGGCGTACCTGACCAGGCTGCGATACGGTGTGATCGTAGAGTCTGGGTGCTGCGGCGAGCCGTAGACAATCGTGACGGTCATTTGGGCCTCCGCTTCTTCACCGGCGGCGCGATCACGGCCCGCTCGACGTCCTCGCTGGCGACGGCCCGCTCAACCGGCTGGTCAGCCGGCACCACCAGGCCGCGAGCGATCATCACACGGGCCATGCCGTCGCCCCAGTCGAACACCTGGCCGACGCGATACCCATTGAATCCCTTGGCGATGCGAATCTTCACTTGACGAACCCCCAGGCTTTTTCTGGTGGCTTGCGGTCGTGCCCCCAGAACTCAGTGCAGTGCTGCTGAACCTTGCCGCCCTCGACCTCGCGGCTGGGCCAGGTGATCATCAGTTCGGCGTGGCCGACGCTGACGGCGGTCGCGAGCCCCAGCGTATTGCCAGCAGCCGCCCAGCCCCTCCAGAATGCGATATCTTCATCGACGTGCCCGCCGCGGAAGTCGCCCTTCTCGCTGGGTTGCGACAGGAACCAGGGCTTCGGCATCCGCTTGAGCGACTCAGTCCGCAGGAACGTGCAGCCGAAGTGGGCCGTCTCAACTCGCTGAACCGGCTTCGAGAAGAAGTCGTCGTGGACCGTCGTCTTCTCTTCGGGGCTGACGCCAGGGAGGGCGAACATGACTGTGTTCGACTCTCGCTTCGTCTGAAGCGGCGAGATGGCATCGAGGCCGCTGAACATCAGCAGAGTGAGCAATGCCTCCACCGTTTTGGCCGTGAAGATTGTGTCGTAATCGATCGTGAGGATTACGTCGCTCGTCTCGATCGCGTCCTCCATGCAGTTCTGGAGGCATTGACCCCAGTAGGCCCCGGTATACTTGACCGGAGCGATGCCGTGAGGCGCGAGAGCCTGGGCGACGCAGAAGAAATTATCAGTGAAGCCAAGGCGGGGACAGCTCATAAGAGCCGCCACCTTGACCTTGGCTTCACAATCACCGACACGGACGAGCATGAGACGCTCCTGTTAAGAGGAGCGGGCGCGCTTCCCTGCGCCTTTGTCGGCCTTCGTGGCCGTCCCGCTTGTATCGGGACTAGCCAACAACCCAGCCAATGACGTTCTTCTCAGCCGCTGACGTCGGAGCGACCTCAGCCTTCGACAGGCCGGCAACGATTCCAAGCGTGGCAGTTACGCCAGGCGTCATCGAAACCTTGAGGTAACGCTTCCGAGCCCGGCAGTCGATGTCCATCTGGACGATCGCAGCCGAGTTCGTGTCGGTCACAGCCGGGATCGTGAACCCGCCAGTGCCACCGCCCACCAGGGCCGTCACGTCGGTGTAGTCGGAGTTGTTGTCCGACTCCTCGACCTTCAGGACGCTGGCGAACACCGTCGAGGCATTGCCAGCACGAATCGCAGAGACACTGACGTGGTCGTAGCCGATCCGATCAACGGTGAGCGTGCTGGTCGCGGTGGAGCCAACAGCAGCCGTCGGAAGGGTCGCGGCAAACTTGTCAAACTGAGCGTGGATCATTTAGCAGGTACTCCTAGTGTCTCTATCACGAGCCAGCGGTCTTCAGCGCCACCACAGGGCCGACCTCGCTGGCCGATCCAAGGCTGTGGTGGTTGACGTCGAATCGCATCGTGCCTTGCAGAAGCAATTGATCAGTCGTTGCGTAGACCTGATCGAACAGCCGAACCGAGAAATCACGCCGGCGGGCGTAGATGCTGGACAGGCCCAGGTTGCCGAAGAGCACCTTGACCTTGCTGACGTCAGCGCCCAGCGTGCTGTCCATCACATGGACAAGCCTTACTGGATATCCAAGGAACGTCTCGCCGGCACCCGCGCCGACGTTCTCGACGGTGTTGCCACCAGCCGCGTACTTCAGGCGAGCGATGCTCGCTGCGTAACCGGCCGGGCTCACATACCAGGCAGCGCCCTGACGGGCGTAGATTGGCAGCTTGCCCATCGCACCGAGGAAGTCCTCGATGTCGAGCGTCTCGAAAGCGGTGTTGCCGACGGCGGCCGAGTGAACGCTGGCGGCGTAGTTGCCGTCGTTGATCTTGTTGACAACGCCGTTAATCCCGCCGAAAGTTCCCTGCGTGCCGTCACCGAGCCAGCCGCAAATATCAATCTTGTAGGCCAGCGAAGTCCCGAATTCCTGCCCAACGGCGTCGGCCAAACTTACGATTCCGGCGGTATCTTCGACCACCTCGGAACTCATCCGGCAACCGACGGCGAGCTTCTTTGCCACGAGGCTCACGTTGGCGTAGGTGGGCTCCGACTCGGTCACAGCCGAACCTTCGCCGACGAAGTACGCCGTGGTGCCGGTGACCCGCTTGGGGATCACCATCGTGTCCCGGCTCATCGACACGTTCTCGGCAGCGCCAGGGAACGTCCCGAATGTTTCGACAAGCCTGATCACGCGAGCAGCAAACTCCTCGGGCACGAGTGCCCCGCCGGCCGCGTTGCTTCCCTCGTTCATTGCACGGGCTTCGATGCCGTGATCGCGGCACCACCGAATGTCGGCGTCCCGCTTGAACACCGTCGCAGCAAGCCATCGGCCGCAGCGATAGGCGCTATCGACGGCGTCGGGGCCGTCGTTGAAGCACCGGAGGGTGCTGTAGTGCGGGTTGACCGGGCGGATTTCAACCTTCCGCTCTTCGACCTTCGCGGGCGAAACCGCCTCGGGGGCCGGGGCGGCCTTCTCGACCACAGCCCGAAGTTCAGCCTCCTTGGCGGCGAGTGTGCCCTCAAATTCCAGGTCGGCCTTGACCTTGTCGGCTTCGTCGGAGAGCCGACGCAGTTCCGCGGTTTGCTCTTCGGAACGCTCGGCCACGTCGGCCAGTTCGGTCATCCGAGCGGCCACAGCCGCTGCACGATCCTGAAGTCGCTTGAGATTGCTCGCCATTTTGGCCCTGCTCCTTGTTGAGCCGACCAAAACGCGAAACGCGACGGCCGGCGGGTATCCCGCTAGCACGCCGCGCTCAAGACGCTCGCACTGTCATCCGCAGCATCCGCCGCGAATCTTGTATCTACATGTAGCCTAGCGTATGGGTCACTTGCCGTGCAAAGGAGTCGCGAGCAGAGCAGCCTTCAGTCGTGCCATCTTGCCGATGAAGTCCGTCGTGTCGGCGCTCACCACAACTCTGATCCTCGGCTCATCGACGAGATCGGCCTCCTCGTCGATCGACGGCAGGTCGCGCTCGCCTTCGAGTTCCTTGACCTTGCGGCTGGACCAGTTCTTCGCGGCGTTTCCGCCCCACAGAAGCCAGGCGACATAGCCGGGCTTCTCTTCACCGGGTGTGTCCCAGCCGGGTGACTTGCTCGCCGACTCGTGCCTGGCGAACCACGCATTCATCTCGCGAATCCAGTCCTCGTTCATTTCCTCGCGCTTCGCCAGCCGATTGGCTCTGGCGACCGTCTCCGGCTTCAGGCCGTCGCCGCTCTTTCCCTCTTCGTGCAGCTTGAGCCCGCGCCGAGCCGCCGAAGCCATGCCAGCAGTCGGCCGCATCGACACGCTTCGCTCGCCCTCGTCCTCGCTGGGCTCGGGCAGAGCGTCGATCTTGGTGAGTGTCGTGGCCCGGTGGCCGACGAGCCGATCCGTCGGCTCCCAGCCGTCCCCGCTCTCATCGTAGATTCGGATCAGGACCGCAGGGTCGTCGGGGGTGCCATTGATGGTAAACGACGAGTCTGGCACCTTGATCTGACCGTCGGTGACGATTCTCGTGATCTTCCCTTGCGACTTCCCGTTCGAGAACTCCCACGACACAAAGTCGCCCACGCTAAGAGAATCCGCCGCAGCGCGATCCTCAGAATGCTCGACCACAGGGCTATCCGCTCGCTGCTCATCGGTCAGTGCCATCTCCAGTGCCCGCTTGCTGACGTAAGTCTCTGTCGCCAGATACGCCGGCGTATCTACGGGGCCGGCATCGCCCAAGAAGGAAAACTTCTTGATCCGGCGAACCATGCGGCCCTGGTCGTCTCGCTTCCACGTCTCGTCCGCGGCCTTCGTGCGGAACGCGAAGCTCGATCCGCGTACATCGCCTCTTTCGATGAGTTCGACGACGTCGGCGGCAGCGCGGGGCGGGTCGATCTCGTATCGCAGACCACGCTCATCGACCATCAGCCGCATCGTGCCGCTGGAGGTTCTGCCGATCACCCGCTCGTGGTTGTACTTGCCAAATACGTCGGGGCTCGACTGCATGACCTCGTCGAAGGCGCCTCGCTCAACGACCTCGACGAATCCGCCCAAGTCCTGGGACTCAGACTCAAAGACGGCAGCATAGCCCCGGATGACGGTGCGGCCGTTCTCGTCGGCCTTCACCTCCAGCCCAGGCTGCTCGGCGATCAGTCGCCGCTCAAGTTCGCACGTTCCGTCCATGTTGCCAGAGCCTCCTCGTACTGCTTGCCAGAGCGATGACACTCCAGCAGTCGATCCTTCGATGATTCAATCCACGATACCACGAATGCCTCAATGTCTCGGCCAGTGGCCTGTGCCGCGTCGCAGAGTTCTGTCCGCATGCGTTGAGCATGTGCGTCCAGCCAGGCGGCGAGTTTCGCCGGCTTGTTGCGTCGCTCGAGGATGCCGTCGGCCTCGATGGCGGCAAGTCGCCGAAGGGTGGCCTGAAACAGCACCTCGGAGGCACTCCGGCCGCCGGCGTCCGTCACGGCGGCGTCCGCGGGGGACGGCCCGTCGTTGCCGTCGATGGCATCGTCGTTCTGCTCCTCGGCGGGCTCGCCGGTTTCCTGCTGTGCCGTAGGGTTATCAGGCGTGAATGCCTCCAGAAGCTGCATATTCACCTGCACGAACCGCTTATTGCCGAGGCCGTCGGGGAGCGGGTTGTAGCCGATCTGGGCGCGAATCTCATCGACCGAGAGCGCGCCCATATTGAACGCCTCCCGCATGAACTGGGCGCGGGCCGCGAAGTCGCCGGCCAAGAGCGCGGTGGTGTCGAACTCGACGAAGTAGTCGCGGTCCTGCGTGATCAGGTCACGCCGGCAGGCAAACTGCCAGCGGCGAGTGTGCGGGTGACGAAGTCGATGGCCGCCTGCTCGACCGTGCTGTGCCGCACGTCACCCAGGTCGTTGAGCATGTGGAGTGGCACGCGGTAGGCTCGTGCCACTTCGGCCAACTGGTGGCGGCGAGTTTCTATGAGGGCTGAATGCTGGTTGTTGACCGGGTCGGTCTTCTTGTGGAATCCGTGCGGCATGACCACGGTCCCAAAGGCTTTCATCGGGCCGCGATGAGCCTCGTCCCACTGCTGCTTGAACCGCTGGATGGCCTCCGGCTTGAATGGCTGATCCGTCTCAATGTAGGTGCCACTCTGCGCGCCGTTGCCGAAGAAACTTGACGAGTACAGCTCCGTCGCCCTTGCCAGGCCGATCGCATCCTGCGATAGCGTCGTGGGAACGTAGCCAGTCACGCCGTCGCTCGAAAGCCAGCGCAGGTGAAAAATCTGATCCTGCCGATATGGCGTCGGCGTCGGCTTGCCGTCCTCGCGATACTGATACTGGAGCCGGCCGTTCTCAAGCCGTACAATCTCCATGCGGCTGGCATGAAGCGGAATGAGTTGGTCAACGCTGCCGCGGCGTCCTGGCTTGATCAGCGAGTAGGCGTTGCCCCAGAGCAGCATCTGGCTCTGCATCCACTCACGCCACTCAAAGCTCGTCATCCAGTCGTTGGGCTCGTAGGCCAAGACGTCTTGGAGCGGGTGATCCTCGGCGATTTCCTTGCCGCCGCCCGGGATGCGTCGATACACGTTGAACGGCATCGAGGCGATGCTCTCGGCCAGCACCCTGACGCACGAAAGCACGGCCGAGCACCGCAGGCTGGACTCCGGCGAGACGTAGACGCCTGCGGAGCCCTTGCGGCTTTCGACGATCTCCTCGAAGACTCGAGAGAGGCTGGCCCGCATTTCGTAGAGGTCGCCCGGCTCTGAGTATTCGTCAGTCACTTAGAAAACCACCAGTTGGGGGTCGTCGTCGATTCCTTTGACCTCGGCACTCGCGAGGCCCAGCGCCATGATCATCGCGACGGCGGCATCGATTCGGCTCGTCGAGTTGGAGTTGCTCTTCGTTGGTTTAATGTTGCCGGCGTCGTCCTGCCGCACCTGAAGGTTGCTCATGTGCAGCAGCAGCGGCTGGTTGCCGCCGTGACGCAGCTTCTGGCCGATCGTGAGAGTCTCGAGCAACTTCGTGGGCGCTGACAAAGAGGCATATCCCTGTCCGAAAGGCTTCACTTCGACGCCCTCGTGGACGAGTTGCGTCGTGATGTGAGTCGCATTCCAGCGGTCGATTGCCACGCCTCGGACTGCGTTCTGCTCGCAAAACGAGAGGACGTAATCACGAACGACGTCGTAATCTGTAATGTCTCCTTCAGTTATTGTAACGAAACCGTCCTTGGCCCACTGTCGATACGGGGCTTCCGAGCGGTCGATGTTCGCCTCGGGGATGAAGAGGTGGGCCATCACGTCGTAGGTGCCGTCTGGGTTGCCGTCCTCGTCCAGGCCCGGCCAGACGGCGGCGAATGCCGTTGTGTCCTGCGTGCTTGACAGGTCGAGGCCGCAGTAGCACGGCCTGTCGGCCGGTGGCCGCTGCGGCTGGCCGCAGGCTTCAAACTGGCCGGTACGGAAGAACTTGTTGGCCCCGTTTGAGCACCACTGGTTTAAGTACAGGGTGCGGAATTTGAGTTCCTGGGCGACGGACTCGCGAGCCAGTGCGGCCTCTCGCGCCATGAACTCCTTACGCACGGTAATCAAGTAGTTCGGATTAGCCTTGGCCCAGGTGGACTCCTCGAAGATGTCGTCCTCGGGGTCGGCGGCGAAGATGCAGGGCAGAAACGTCGGGTCGTCGATGAGGCCGTCGCGGACCTTGATCGCACGCTGCCACTCGTCGTAGCAGGGACCGACGCGATCCATGCCGGCCGTCGTCACATAAATAACGAGCGGCTCGGACCTCATGCCCATACCGCTCTCCAGCACGTCGATGAGATCGCGGTTGGGTTGGACGTGGAATTCGTCCACAATGACAACTGACGGGTTAAACCCGTGCTTACCTTTGTGCTCACTGGAGAGGAACTGAATAGTGCTGTTTTTGTGCGGTATTACGATTGAGTTCTTATATATCTTGCACCGCTTGAGCAGGCCGGGGCAGGACTCGACGAACCGCGAGCACGCCGTGAATAGTAAGCTCGCCTGCTTGCGATCTCCGGCGGCAATGAGAATCTGACCGCCCTCGTCGCCGAAGAACCCCTCGTAGGCGCCGACCAAGGCGCATGTGGCCGTTTTGCCGGCTTTTCTGGGCACAGCTAGCAGGCTCCGCTGATACTGCCGGCGGCCATCCGGCTTCAGCGTATTGAAGAGCTTATCGAGGTACTCGTCCTGCCACGGCTGCAACACGAAAGGCTTGCCTGCGAACTCGCCTTCGCTGTGTTTTAGTAGCGTCGCGAACTCGCGTATATCAACCTGACGTGCCATCGAAGAGGGCGTCCACGGGGTCGCCGACAACCTTGACTGCGCCGTATCCAAGGCGGGTGCGGTCGGCAGGGGTCAGACCCAGGACGGTTTCCAATTGCCGGAGTTGCTCGTGGCAGTGGTTGCTCTGGGCCTGCCAGCGTGAAGGCCGGCTGAACCGCAGAGAGCCGTCAGGGGCCAATACCTCGACCCAGCCTGAATCAGCCTGGGCGAGGTGCTTTTCGGCCTCGTGCCACTTGTCCCAGACGATCGCGTAGCGGGCGATCACCTGCTGGTCGGACTGGGCCAGGGTGCCCATATCCTGCGTGAACTTACAAACCTGGCGAAACATTACTTTCGCCGGTTCACGCATCCATTCGGGAGGCTCAGGTAACACGTCCACCTTGACTCCAAGCTCCTCGCGGTACTTGGCTTCCTTTGATCCTCGCAACTGGAGGATGTGCTTCGGCGTTGGTGCTGGGCCTCGTGCCATGCTGACCAGTCTAGGCCAGTAGCCAAGCGGCTGCAACGGAGTCGCGGGGCAGCGTTCTCGCCAAATCGCCGAAAACCCAGCGAATTAGTAGCACTGCCGCAATCCTACGCAA